GTTGAATTAGGCCAGCCCACCGGGAGCGGAACGGCAACATCTATTTCAGGAATCCACGCTATGGGCAGCTTGGAATGGATGAGATGCCGAATCCGCCACTGGAAGCCGATGGCACTACGGCATTCAACTGCCGTTGCTGGCTAACTCCTATTTTAGCCTCATTTTCTAATAAATTCTATGATTTTAAGGGAAGGATTATTCCTAACGCACAGGTTTTCAATGAATGGTTTTCCAGCGCATCAAGGGATAGGCAGATTCTGGCGGTTGGTGTGCGTAGATGGAATATAGCGCATTCAAGGCTGAAAAAAGGAGAAGTCCTTCAGTGGCATCATCTCCTCGATCCATCCTCTGGAATGTTATTGGATTCCGACGAATTGTCGAATGAGACTCCTACTGAAAGAGCTAACAGAATCAAGAGGGCTAAGACTGTTATTGCTAAAGTATAAAAAATTGAAAAATTTATATACTAGCACTTGACAGAAAAATATATTGCTATCAAGATGTCATCATGCCGACACTAGAAATTTTAACCGAAGACCTTTCAATCACCACTTTCCAGCCTCAACAAGTGGGCAAGACTCAGCTACTTGTTGACCGGGAAGCTGGCGTTATTCGTAATGTCAAGATCATCGGTTTTAATTCGCAGAATGGACGGCGATACACTTCTGGCGCATTGAAAGCTGCCATTCCCCTGTATGAGGGGATCAAGGTCAATGTCGATCATCCTGAAAAGGGTCCGACTCAGCAGCGTTCCAGCTATGATCGCTTTGGAAAGTTCGTCAATGTCCGATTCGTTGAAGGCGAGGGGCTTTTTGGCGATTTAGTCTACTTGAAGAGTCACCCAATCGCAGAACAAGTTTGCGAAGCTGCCGAGCGTATGCCGGATGTGTTTGGGATGTCTCATAACGCTCAAGGTGAAGGGATTGTTGACAAGCGTGGCATCTTTGAAGTGAATAAGATCACTGAGGTACGCCATGTCGATTTGGTTGCAGACCCGGCAACAACGCAATCGCTTGCGGAATCGAAACAGGCAACAAAGCAAGAGACAGAAGAAGCAGCGTATTCAGGAGTTTATCGAAAGAGTAAAAAACGACCTCCTCAAGCACGGAGGAACTTCGTGAAGAGTAAGAGTCAGAGTGCGAACAAGCCGACCGGGAGCATCAAGGAAGCTGATGAGAATAGCCAGCCTGTAGATGCCAAGGTTGATGACGGCGAGAAAATGAAGAAAGACCTTCATTACAAGGTCATGCAGATTCTCACCAGAGATGATTTGGCCGATGACCAGAAGGCCGATGAACTTATTGATTTCCTTGCTGATGAATTAGGAGATATCGAAATGGATGCAACTGAAGCGGTCAAGGATACCGAAGAGGCTATGGACCGCATCGACGATAAGCCGAAAGAAGACGAGAAGGATTCTTCGGACGATACCGAAGAAGGCATGGACGCTGACAAAAAGGCCGATTCGGTTGATGCCGAAGAGAAGATGGATACCTGCGAGAAGTGCGGGGCCAAAATGAAACCCATGAAAGAATCTGATGATTCCGACATGGATGATAAGGAAATGGGCAAAGAGCGCATGAAGCCTGTGAAGGAGTCGAAAGACCCTCAGGAGCAATTGGCTTATCTTAAAGCCAAGGACAAGATTCGTGACCTCTGCGAAGCATCTGGCGTGAAGTTTGAAGAGTCTCTGGTCGAAGATTTGTCTTCGCTGGAGGAGTCTGCTATGGAGCGTCAGATCAAGAGGATCGCTGCTGCTTATGTTGCAGCGAAGCCCAAGTGCCCACCAGCAAGTGCCCCGCTTCAAGAGAGCAAGGGGTCTAGCATTCCTGAAGGTGAGTCCTTGTTCCGTTGGTTGCAAAACTAAAGAAAGGGGTATGAGCAATGGGTACTGTTTTCGGTGGATTCAGGCTCTACAAGCCAGCTTCTGACACGGTGATGGATCTGCCTAGCGCAGCTTCCACCGCCATCAGCGTTGGCGACTTGTTGTTCTGGGATACGACCAACAAGGTGCTGAAACCTTTTGACCAGTATGTGGCCACTGGTGTGGTAAATACCGACCAAGCTGCAATTCGTGCAGTTTTCGCTGGCGTTGCCCTTCAAGGCAAATTGGCAGCTGATACTTCTGGTGGCTATCCAGCGTTCAATGGCGAGGCTATCACTTTCGCCCCTGACGCACTGTACGAGGCGACTTGCGCTGCTGCCACTTTCGAGCCCGGTGACTTGGTCGCTGCTTCGGTGACCGCTGCTGCTGGTGCTGGCAATGTGGCTAACCAGACTCTGGTGAAAACCACCGATGCTGGCGAGGCGATTGGCTATGTTGTGGAGCGTTATGCTTCCAACACCACTTCGGTGCGTGTTCGCTTGATCGGGCGGTGGTCGCCCTTCAACTACGCTGACTACAACAACACCACTTCCGTCTAATAACGAGTAACAAGGAGAACAAGAGCAATGAACACGATTAAGTTGAGGAGCCTGTACGAGTCTCGCACTAAGGAGACTAACGGGCGTTGGCGGTTCCTGACCGAGATGCGCCAAGGTTTGGGCCTTTGCGACAAGGACGGGAACGACAATCGGGACTTCGCTGGCAACCGCATCCTGAAGGATCGCAGCGTTCGCCCTGAGCAGTTCAGCCTCCAAGAGCTTGCCGAGTCCATCGTTGGACCCAGCTGGCGCAATGTCTTCAATCCTGAGTCTGGCAGTCTGAATCAGTACACGATTGCCCGTTCTCTGGTTGAAGGCGGTTTCCCCAATGAGCAGAGGGCTCTAGTCGAAGCCACTGGTTTCGGCCTTGATCCTTCGGCCTTCCTGAACATCAACACTTTCACCGCTATCGTTGGTGGTCTGGTGGAAGTGAAGATTCTGGAAGCTTTCCAGAACCCCGCTCTGATTGCTGATAAGTTGATGCCCGTCGAAGCTACCAAGCTCAACGGTCAGAAGGTCATCGGCCTTCAGAACATCGGTGATCGGGGTCGCAAGCGGGCTCCCGGCGAGACTCATCCAAGGGCTCAATTCGGTGAGCGTTGGATCGAGACTCCCGAAACCCGTGAGAACGCTCTGGCGATTGATGTTCTCAAGGAAACCGTGTTCTTTGACCTGACCGGAGCAATCCTCCAGCAGGCGAATTCGGTTGGTACTGAGCTTGCTTATCGCAAGGAGTTGGAAGTCATCGACACGCTGCTTGGGGTGAACAACACCTTCAAGTACAACGGTTCGACTTACAACACCTACCAGACCAGCCGCACCTTGGGCTACCTCAACGCCCACACCAACCAGCTTGTTGATTGGACTTCGCTCCAATCTGCCATGCTGCTCTTCTCCCGTATGGAAGACCCCCATACTGGCAAGCGTCTTCTGATTACGCCGAACACCATTCTGGTGAATCCGGCCAAGTTGGCTACCGCTAACTTGATTCTGGGTGCAAGCAGCACTGATCGCCGTACCACTCCGGGTGCGACTCAGGCAACTGCTGATACCTTGAATGTGAGCAGCACTCCGGGCAATCCTTACTCTGGACAGTTCCAGATTCTGTCCAGCCCACTGATCGAGCAGCGATGCTTGGCAGCGGATGGTCTGAACCTGAATCAAGCCAACACCGATGGCTTGTGGTTTATGATGGAAGCTGGTAAATCGTTCCGCTATATGCAGAACTACCCGCTGACCGTCACTCAGGCCAGCCCCAACCAGTACGAGATGCTCGACAGGGGCATCGTCGCAACTTACTTCGCCAACGAGCGTGGTATCCCCAGCGTCTGGAGTCCTTGGCACAGCGTCAAGAACAACAACGCCTAATAAGGTCTGAGGCAGATGAAACCCACCACATCTGAGAAGACTGCTATGCCAACAATGAAGGTCTGGGAGGTTTCCTTCGGGGAGCTTCCCAGAGCCTTCATCAAGGCATACGGAAAAGAGCAGGCGAAGAACGAATATCGACTTCGCTACCAACTGCACGAATCTCGCCAGCCGATAGCTGTGGAGTTCAAAGATGTCAGCGGAAACTGATATTGCTCAGGCAATCGCTAACATCTCCGAAACAATCAAGGAAATTACTGCCAATCCTAAGCCTAATTACACGGTAGACGGGCAGACTGTGAATTGGGCTGATTACCTCGATACGCTGACCACCAAGCTGGCATCTCTACTCAAGATTCAGCAGCTTCTTGGTGGACCGTTCCAGAGGATGACGAGGGTTAAATCAAGATGAAATACGCCATTGTAAACGCCTCCGCCTCTGGATCGAACACGATTGTCGCAGCTGTAACCAATAAGCGAATCCGGGTTCTGTCCTATGTGATTATCGCTGCTGGTGATGTCTCTGCTACTTGGCAATCGGCATCCAATGCTCTCAGCGGTCCTATGGCGTTAGCTGCTAATGGCGGTGCTGCTCCTTCCGCTGGACAGGCTACTCCCGGTGGTCTGATTGGGCAGTTTGAAACGAACCAAGGCGAAGCGTTGAATCTGAATCTCAGCGCAGCAGTGGCGGTTGGTGGTCATATCACCTACATCGTGACGGACTGATGAAGCATGGCATTCCACTCTGTACTGGTAATAGAGTACGATGGTACGCCAACGGTTGACACTGTTGTCACGCAGAATGTAACCAATACCAATAGAACTAAAATAACCGATCTGGCCAGAGAGATAGTCTGGTCAGCGGTTAGGTATTTTAATGCGGTTGTGAACTTTCTAAGCGGAAGACCTTACAACCCAGCTGACATTCCAGAGGATGTGACTACAACCACATCAACGCAGCAAGTTGTACAAACTTCTCCAGTGGACAAGGCTACTCTGGAAAAAGAATTAAAGCAGACTGTCAAATATTTTGTTTCGGCTCATCAGCAAGAATTGCTAAGAATCAAGGGTCCACCCGGATCAAGACCGGGTCAATACCCAAGATATAGAACAACCAATCTAGCCAAGAGCATATCTTACAAGATGGATGCTTCTGGAATTAAGGCAAAGGTTGGCTATAGAGACAGGAATGGGCCTACTGGAAATCCGGCTGATTATTCGCAGTGGCTTGCCGACAGAGGACGAAAAAGCATCCCAGATACCGCAATGTCACTTAGCCCATTAAAGACGCAAAGTGGCTATCTACTCCAGTGGAATTATGATACTGAGGGCTATGTGTGATGCTCAACATAGCTGACGATTATGTAATATTCGATAATAAGGAAACGATCACCTTTCAGAATCAAGGTGAATCTGCTGTAACCATTCCAGATGTAACACGCCGACCAGCAGTATTGGCGACCGATACGGCATCTGGATCGACTTATTACGCAGCAGCGATTGAGTTCCTTATCTGGAAGAATTCAATCCAATCCGCTTATCTTCAGGACGGATTGGACAATGATATTGTTGCTGATGACGATGAAACCAACATTGATGTCGTTGGATCGTCATCCTTCATCCCCCGCCTCAATGCGATAATTACTGACCAGAATGGCAAAAAGTACAATGTGGACTTGATTGATGACGGGGTTCTCCGCACTCGCTGGAGCGTCAAGGCCACTTCTCAAGCTGGGGAAGGGGTCAACTAATGCCTAGTTCCTACTTCTGGAATGGTCTTGTTTATACCAAGCAGCGTATCGAAGCTATTCCCCTGATCCCGCCAGTAAAGATCAGGAAAAAGCCAGTATTGCTCCAAGAAGACCCAATCCCAGTCATTTTCCTTAGTCCCGGCAAGGAAAAGGTGACTATGGAGGCATTCGACAAGGTGGTCGAATACACCTACGACATCCATGTAACGCTAATTAGGCCGGGAAACAGGATTTACGAGTCCGATGTGGAATCATTCCTTGAACTCCGTGAGGACATCAGGAATGCGCTTTTTCAGCCAAATTTGCCGGGTACAGAATTTATTGACGCAAATATTGAATTAACGCCAGCTTTTGATATTGTATCGGGTGATGCGAATAATTATGATATATCTGGAATGATTATCAGATATAAGAGTATTGAGGAGAGAGTGAGCTAATGGCACTCAACTCAGCATCGACATTGATGAATGTCGCTTGGGATCAGCAGAAGACGCTGACCGGATTCAATCCACTTGCCCAAGGTGCTGATGCCG